AAAGTCGTCTGGAAGTTTAAATGAGAAGAACTCAGACATGTAATCAACCGACCTTTCAAAGTGGGATAGGTATAAAGTATACCATAGTGTTTTAGATTTTGCAAAACTCTCCTTGTAAATTTTTAAAAGAGTTTATTGTTTTATGAAACAGGCATAGAAAAAGGGGAGAAGTCTCTCATTCTCCCCTAGATCTATGGTCGAATTACTTAATCAACTTAACCTTTTTGGTCTTTACGAACTTGTTGTACTGAGTTGCAAGAGCGTTAAAACGCTTTACAAGTGCAGCATACTTCGCTTCTGCATCAGTTACCTTGCCAAGTGCAATAGCAAGTTGTGCATCCTTTTCTGCTACAAGAGCAGCAAGGTCAACGATCTTCAACTCGCCACGGACAAAGCCCACAGGAGCAGCAAGACCAGTTACAGCAGTTGCTACAGTAGCAGTTGCAATTAGGTCGTACTTGCCTACTGCTAGACCAGTCAACTCTCTGGTTGCAACACCAGTAGCGTCTGAAGTGATTGAGTAAGTGTTGCTTGCATTTGAACTTACAACCTGAAGTGCAACAACAGAACCCGATACAGCGTTACCAAATACGTCAGTTCCAGTAACAGATACCTTTGCGGTAGTTCCTAGAGCAGCAGTTGGTGCGTCAACCTTGATTGTGTTAAGAGCACCAGCGGTTCCCTTTACGAAGTAGGTTGTTGTTACGCCATCAGCAGTAACTGCGACAGAGCCAGTCTTTGTAGTCTTTGTGAATACGAAGATGTCTGCAGTAGTTCCAGTTCCTGTGGCAATGTTTACGGTTGCTGTACCAGATGCAGAAGTTGCATTGGTTAGCGAAGTTAGCAATACAGCATCAACTGCAGTTGCAGTTACGTTTGTTCCTGCAGCAACGCTTGTAAGAGCAATCTTCAAAGTGTTGGTTGCGTTTACAACGTCATTTGCTGGCACTGCTAGTGACACTGCGTTAGCAGCGGTAGTTGGTGCAGTAGTCACTGCAACAGCGTTAACAGTTAGTGCTGTGGTTGCAGCATTTGCTGGTAGTGCCAACAACGAAGTGGTGGCAAGTGCTACTGCAGATACAATAGCGATTAGTGGCTTCTTAAATGAAGTCATGTTTATTTCTCCTTATATTAGTTAGATTAGATCAAATCTAGCCAGGTATTCTTTAACCTCTTTTGGCATAGGTTTATATTGTATCACGTTATCCTTGTCCCTGTCAAGGGTAGACTTAGGCCTATCTCTAAAGGTGTGAATTTCTACCTCCAGATTTTGGTCCTTTGAGGTGTGTGATATTGCCCCAAAGATTGCACCGCAGACAGCGTCTGCCAAGTCCTTAGAAGACTTGCGAGGGTGGTCAACTCTATTTTGCTTAACAATCTTAAGTTCGATAAGTTCTTCAAATAGCAGGTCAATTGATGGCATGATTAGGCGATCTTCATAGACAAGCATAGCCATATCTTCGTAGTGTTTCTTGGCAACAGAAACAGTTTCAGTTCTAATGCCTACCTGCTTTAACTCGTTCTGAATGTCAAATGACTGCCATCGGTCAAATGATACCATACCAAGATCGAAACCTAGTCTGCGTAGATTTTGAATCCACTGCTTGACCTCTGACAGGTTTACTGGACCTTCTACCTTTGGCTCCCACCACGCTACCGCATCGACCACAACGATAGGCATAACTTGTTGGTAATCTTTACCAATCTGAATATTAACCCACTTATCTACGTGAGCAATTGCTACCGCACATTTGTCATGCTTCTGTGCAAGGTCAGCGTGAACGAAATAAGTTTTGTCTGGATCTGGCTTAAACGATTCGTCAAATCTTCTGTACTGATCTAGCGGATTGCGAATGCTCATGGCACTACGAATCTTGTCTTCTTGTCTAAAGAATCTGTCAGACGAAAAGGTTGGTACGCAGGCAAAGCGTTGCATGGCATCCCCCATGTCCGTAAAGAATGCTAGTTTAAAATCATCAATCTTGCGAGTCGGATTAACTACCCAAGTAGGACGCTTTAGTGCAAACATTCCTGGATACTTGTATGACATAATTGTATCTTCATCCCATTCGATGTCAAGATAGTTTCCCTCTTGGTCTTCTGGTAGTTCTGGGTTCATAACAAATCTGTGTTTTCTTGTTACAACTTCTTTGTCTGCAATAACTGCATCGTATCTTTGTGAGATAAAGTCTCCTGGATAACGAGGAAAAGATAGTAGGGCTACCTTGCCCAAGTCTGGAAAGCGAGAGTCTACAGAGGCACGGAAAGCCTTATAGATGTTGTCTGCAGTCTTACCCTGGTCATTACCAGTGCTAACCTCTGAGGCAAATCCAGAGATCTCGTCAAGTACTGCGAGAATAAGGTTAAGACCCTCGTGAGACTCACGCTCAGAGTGTCCAGAGTAAACCGTGATTGCATGGTCAAACTCAATGCTGTCTGCCTTTGCGTAGAATCTGCCAGCAAACCATGGTGACTTTTCGATCTTGGTTTTAAAGCCTTTGAAGAAAACGTTCTTGGCCTGCTGTGCGTTAATAGCAACGTTAATGATATCGATGGCATCGCCAGATGGCTTGCCAAAGTATCTTGCAGGATCTTTAAGGCAAAGTAGTTTGTATACGATATATGCACAAGCAACCGTAGACGTAAAGTCCTTACCACTACCCTTACCAAGTTGCAAGATAACTTCATTCTTTGTGTACTTGTTATAGTATCTACGGCCTTCTGTGTCACCCATTAGTTCAACAAGGTCTTCTAGTTTATAGATTTGTGACATGGCCTCAACGATGTCATACTGAACCTGTGATAGTGGTGGCTGTCCTAGATACGCTTCGCCCTCAACGAATGTCTTAGCGTCTACAGGACGCTCGGCAAAGTTGTCGGACTTAAGTGCATCTAAGAAATCATCAAACATCGTTGCTTACCACCACGGTGATTACTTCTTTGTCTTTAGATGCTTCTGATAGCCTACGCATGATCTTGTCTCGCACCTCTGGGTGTTCTGCTGCAATGTCTTTAAGAATACCGACCAGAATCTCCTGGCGGTTCTCAATGGCAATCATCTCTTCGGCAAGTTCCTTATTCTCAAGTAGTCCTGCCTTTTGTAGCATCTCAATACGAGTCTTCTCTAAATCCATAACCAACTTGATACCTGCGGTCTTGGCACTTAGGTTAGCAATGGTTGTGGCTTCATCAATTACTTCATATGCTTTACTAATTAGTTTGGTATAGTGGGTGTCTGCACCAACTAATGCCTCTTTAGCACGAGCACGGATAGCAGCGTTGTCTGCAGCCATGGTTCGCCATTCATTAATGTAGGCAACAACCTTTTGTCTTGGCATGGCCAACTCTTTAGAAATCTGAGTAGGCTCAGTTCCTGCTAAATACTTTTCAACAACCTTGTTTACTTCATCAAGATGTTCTACGGTTAGGTCTTCAAACGACACGTTTTGCTCTCTTTCGTTTAACTGGCACTCTCTTTACACGCTCAAGATAGAATGAACGCATTCCTCCTGCAACGCCACGATCAAGTTCTAGGCAGTCAACCCACTGTACGCCAGTTTCTGTATTTGTTACAAAGGCATAGAATCTAAACTTAATTCCGTGCTCTCCCTGTATTTTAATTATATCACCTTGGGTAATTTCAAATCCGTCAACAATTACCGTTGGCTCTTTGTGAAACTTGGTTGGTGGAAGGATAGAAGTCTTTTTCTGACGCATTATACTGTCTTCTCAATTCTTGTTCTTTGCAAACATTTTTTGCAATTGGTATATGTTAATCCTGTAAATGGACAGGATGCCGAGTAAGTCTCTTCGTGCTTACATCCGATTCTTGCTAGGTAGCCTTTGGCAACTTTAACAAAGTGATTTACGTATCTCATCTTCTAGACTTCCTCAATCCAAACTTAGCAAGATAAACATAGATAGTCTCCACGCTTGCCCCACATTCTTTTGCAATTTCTTCTGGAGTTTTCTTGTCCAGATGGTAGCGTTTTCTTAGCCACACTTCACTAGTATACAGTTTTGCCATTTACTTGTCAATCTTTCCCCAGTTATTGATCGCATAGTGACCAATGCCTACTGCATCAGCAACGTCGTCGTCTGTTAGGTTTTTATCATAATACGTATTTACAAAGTTAATAGTTCTTTGTTTACGGATCTCTCTAGACTTGTTCTGATACCAGTTCTTAGACTTGCCAGGATACTCTGCCATCAGTTCTTGCTTTTCCTTTGCTGTGAGTTTATTGTTACCGATGTAACTTTGCCACGTAATAGGATTAATGGAGCCTGCTGTCCTGATACCTGCCAGTTTTGCAGCACCTAAGAGTGCACCCTGGATTAGGGCAAGATCAGAAGCAGTCTTTGGACTGTTAATGAAGACAGTGTGCTCAATAACAATTGCGTCAATCTCAAACTGCTTAAGGAATGGCAAAGTTTTGACTGCAGCGTCTCCAAGTTTTTGATATGCATTGTTCCCCTCAAATTTAATTTTTCCACAAGACACTAACTTGTTATCAGAAAAGATAGCAAAGGCAAGGCTAGTGGTACTTGCATCTATGGCAAGGATGTTCTTTGGCTTGATGCTAAAGTTACTCAGTTTTACCATTTGCTATATTCTTAATTTCTCTTAGTGCCTTAGCAACATCGCTAGGATTTATAATGCATGACTGACAAATTTGGTCGTCATTATAGATCGATAGCGGTGTTCCGCAGGACTTACATTTTCTATCTTTTCCAGAACGCTTGGTGCGTCTGGTGATTAGATACCTTGCAGCAATCTTTTCTTTTGTTGCAGCGTTTCTGCA